ATCGGAAACCTGGCACACGATGGAGTTTCGTATAAAGCCGGTGACACATTCGAAGGCGACAAAGCCGTCGTTGACAACCTGATCGCTCTTGGTGCCGCTCGCGACCCTAAAGCAGTCGAGCCAGACTTGAACGATACGACTGTCGGAGATGCACAGGCTGAAGCTGCCAAGATCGTGGAAGCTGCAGAAGCTGACGCAGAGAAGATCGTAGCTGAGGCTAAGGCTGAAGCTGCCAAGCTAGATAAAGCGTCACAGGAAGCTGCTGCAGAGGTAGTCGCTGACGCTAAGGCAGAGGCCGAGAGCATCATCTCCGACGCGCAGGCCAAATCCAAGGAAGCAGCTGCACCTAAAGCCCCAGAATCAAACCCAAAAGCTACGACGGACAGTAAGTCAAAATAGACTGTCGGACGTCACAGACGAAGGGAGAGCGCCTATTTAGGCGCTCTTTTTGCTGTCGGCCAGCTATCTTGCTCCTTCGCCGGTGACGACAGCAACAAGGTCAGTTACGTGAGCCAGTCCAAGGGCGTTCAAGTCATGCCCTGCCGCGCGGAGATCATTCGTATCAATCACGGCAACCTCGATTGATTCGGGGTCAATCGTGTATCCCTCCTGGAGGGCCTGTTTGTGCAGCTCCAGTTCTGCAGCGGCTGACAGCGTCGCCATATACGCGGATGAGGTGTAGCCGTCTTGTCCAGGCAGGACGAACTTGAATTGGCGTGTTTCTATAGATGGCGCGGTTCCGTAGATCTCCGCTGGGTCAACCGGTTCGTGCCATGAGCCCCGGCCGAAGACTTTCTCCCACAAGATGATCCGCTGGCGGTGCGCCTCCACTCCCATCGGGTAACGACCGAGGGCATTCAGTGTCTGGTTGATTTCCCAAGTAGCAACTTTGCGGTCCAGCACTGCCCGGGGAACGCCGGCCTCGCGCTTGTGCTCTTTGATGTAGGCGACCTGGGCAAGGCAGAACGATTCCTCAGGGGTAAATCCGGCCTGCATAATCCGCGAAACCATGCCGTTTACTGCGCCATCCATCAGGCCCATTACATCCCCTTTGATAAGAGCCCGTCCCACGCTGGAGACAGGTCACCCTGAGGCTATGTCAGGTATCCGGCGGGAACAACATCGCTTCGCATCGTTACGGCTTGGCTGTGGAACAGAGCAATATCGGTCAGTGGCCACTACGCAGAGAGAGAGAGCATCATCGGGGCCGATAGTCTGACGAGCATGGAATTAGTCGGTGTTCTCGTCACGGGTGTCGTCACCCTAGTAGCTGTTTGGATCGGCTCTCGCTTATCCCGTCGTGGTTCAGAGCGGGACTGGGTCCGCGAGAAGCGCGGAGCCGCTTACCTTGAACTGCTGGATTTGCTCATTGAAATCAACACCACGTTTGCCGTGGGGCTACGGGTGAGCAACCTCAAAGTTGACTCAGCAATCGAACACGGACACGACTTCGAAGGGGTAGAGGACCTGTGGCGTAGCCACATTGATGACCTGGAGCATATAGAGCTGCGCGTGAACATGCTGGGCGGAAACCTCACCAAGGTCTACCGGGACAAAGCCAACGATCTGATTGTCGACATGATGGACGCCTTGGACAACGACGAGATTACAGAGGACGAGTGGGATTTGATAGTACGTCGAGGCCGCGAACTGATAGACGACCTTGTAGAGATAGGACGCGACGACCTGGGAATTATTACGGACAAACTGAATAGAAAGCTAAAGCTGACGCGTTAACGGAACAGGCCCAGAAGGCTTCCGGCCCAGCTTCCCGCAAAGAGTAGCGCGGCGATGGCCAAGACGAGTACGGCGCCGTGTATCAGGGTTGCCCTCTTAGTCCTGAGCGACCCATCGCTGTTCCTCCAAAACCAGTTAAATTTGTAACCGGATGCCAGCTTTGAAGCACTTCCGGACGTAGGGAGTGCTAGAGCTTCGCGTACGACTGTGACGACCTGTTCGCGCGATTTTTCTATCCGCTGTTGAGAGGAGTCATAGTCGAAGTTTGTGAAGGTGAACGCTCCGTCTAGCTGCATCAGGTGAGCCCTGGCTGTGTCAGTCACGCCAGCTGGCGCGATGAAAGACAGTAGATCTAGGGTCCTGCTGGCAGAAGCCCGGCTCCCACGGCCCTTTTCATCAGCTGCCTCAACTTCCTTGTTGCGGCGGGCCACCTCATCCTCTGATGGCTCACCTAGAATCGGCGATCTCCAAGGAGTGCGTCGAATCTTTATCTGTTCGTTGAACTCATCTGCGTGCAGGAGGAAGTCCGCTCCATGCTTGGCAAGATCTGCGTCAAAGCGACGATTGTGGTCCCGCCGTCCCTTTCGCCAGTCCACAAACCACGTAGAGCCCAAGCTAATAAGCGCTCCCGCGATAAGAAAGCACCCAGTTATTATCGGCGTCCACGGCGATGCTGTAGCAGCTACTGGATCAGTCGACGCGAGAATGATATGCACTCCGCGAGGCTATCACGGCCTTTGCGGACCTTTTAATTGATGGCTTTAGGTGATTAAATAGAAACAGATGTTCTCTACCCATAAAAACTTTGTCATTGGAACCGTGCTCTCAGCACCAACCGATGCTAACTCTGAGATTGGTTATCTGACGGCAGCCAACGGCGACACCTTGGCAATTACCAGGGCACAAGAGGGCAGCCTGCCGATGCAGGTGGCCGGCAACTGGCAGATATACTGTTCGGCGCCCATGGCTTCGGCTCATTCCCCCTTGCAGGCCGCGTAGTGTTTGCGCTGGGTGTCGCTGCTACACGCGCCACACTGCTGACCATCACCCCTCGGCCCACCGTACTGAAACAATCAAGCGGTAATCACTAGTGGTGGCTACGGCTTCTTCTTCTCTTCCGGCGCTGGTTGAGGGCTAGTCATCGACCTAACAATTTGCTGTACGGCCTCAGCTCGTTGGTCTTTCTCCAAGTTTTCGATAAGACGCTCAGCCCCTAGAACCCGAGAGAAATCAACGGGCTGAAGGAAGAACTGTCGTAGCTGGGCGGTCGCCTCGGCTTGGGACTTCAAGAACGTCGCACCTATGTAGGCGCTTAACCCGCCACCCACCACTCCTACCGCTCCAGCGGATATTGCACCTACGGGGCTAGATGCTTGAGACGCAATTACGCCTACGACAATAATCAGAATGAAGCCCGCGGCGGTGGCTATCTGGGTGCTTATGAAGCTTCTCCTTGCCTGGCTGGTCGCTATCTCGTGATAGTAGTCGATCCGGTCTTGCGTTGCAGCCCAAAGCTTCCCGTAGTCGGGCATGCTCTCTTCCAGTCCCTGGGCAACCTGACTCTCGGAGTCTTTGAGGCGAATGAATGATTCGCCTAACTCCTCATTGTCGAATTGGAAACGAATTACGGGCGGCCTCAGGTACGCTCTCGGACGGCCTACAAAGGCGGCAGATATGAGGCATAGTGTGGCTATTAGAAGTGCCACGATGATACGAATTTCGAGTGGGCAGTCAGGTACTAGTAGCCTAAATACCAGATATCCGGTCAGCCCAAAGGCCGTCGTAGCGAGCAGCAGCAACCATGTTCTAGTTGTGTGGCCAGCTTTGTGTGGTGATTTATCCTGCTGCATTGAAGCTTACCTATAAGGTTAGGAAATAAGTTCTTCTTGAATTAATCTAAGGACTCGCACATACTAATTTACATATGAGCAGTACGCTTCAAATCGAATCATTCGGCGAGACCAACCTCAGAGAACGAACTGAGCTTAGTGCAGACTATATACCTGCTTCGTTAGTCTTAGAAGTTAAAAGCAGCGACGGTTATCTCCCAGGTCAATCGATCTACGTAGGTCAATTAGCTCGTGAGGGCTGCGAGAAGGCCGTCATTGCTTCCGTAGCCAACGAGACGACTATCAACCTGGTTCAAGCTCTCAAGCTGCCACACACACGCTATGATCCCGTCGTAGCCGTACTCGGTGATCTCATCCACGTGTACCGAGCTGCCAACGTCAACGGAGCCGTGCCTGAGGATGTCGCATTCAGCGTGCTAGCGACCAGGAGCATCGATCCTGACCAGCAATCGACTTACTACTCAGATTCAGCCGGCAACAGTTCGTTCTGGTACCGCTTCACCTACTACAACGCTGTCACGCTGGAAGAGACAGACCTAGCCGATTCAGTTGCGGTCCGCGGTGACGACTTTGGCCACTATGCTTCCGTATCTGAGATCCGGGTCGAAGCAGGATTTGAGAACGCCTTCAACCTGAAGGACTCCACCGTCGATCAGCAACGCCGTACAGCTGAGACGGAGATCAACGCCTCGCTGAGCGGCGCCTATAACGTTCCATTCAGTCCGGTCCCTGAGATCATCCATACCCTGACCATCCAACTAGCAGCGGCATTGTTGTTGACCAACGCCTACGGCGAAACGACGGGCAACAAACAGAAGCTCAAGGATGCCAGGGCCGCTATTGACGGTTACAAGAACCGATCGTCAGTGCTGACTGACAGCGACGGCACCGCGCTCACCACAGCTGACTCCGTGAGCGGGTATCCAGGTGAACCAAGCGCTGAAGCACCTCGCTACTTCCGTATGAGTGACAGGTTCTAAAGATGTCCGAGATCCGCTTCACCATCCAGGGGGACAAGGAACTGACTGAAAAGCTCCGGAAGTTCGGCGTATCAGTCCTCGATCTCAGTGACTCGATGGATAAAACGGGCGACTACCTGACGCGCTTCTTCTCCGGTGAAGTCTTCGCCTCACGCGGGCAGATCTTCGGCAAGCCGTGGCCGTCTCTCAACGACAACTACGCGGCCTTCAAGGCACGAACCTTTCCAGGCCGGCCACCCCTCATCCGGTCTGGACTCATGAACCGATCGTTCAAGCACAAGTCCACCAAGCTGACTGCCAGCCTGTGGAACGAGGCCGAGTACTTCGACTACCACCAGGAAGGCCGGGGAGTACCGGAACGCGTCATGATGCACGTCGATGAGAAGCGCGAGCGATCGATTATCGGATTCATCTCAGACGACATCAACGGAAAAATGAAGGCTGCCGATGTCTAGTCAGTACGAAGACAACGTCCAGCGAGTGCTTCACCTTATGGAGGACACCTTTGGTGAAACGTTCAAGACGTATTACGACGGCGATCCTGAAGCCATCCCTCTGTTCAATCTGCCGTGCCTCATCGTCACTCAATCGGGGGAAGATACAGAAGAAGCTGCCTTTGGCCAGGATGACGTGACTGATCGACTAACAGTCAAGGTCGTGCTCAACAAGCGTGATGACTGGGACGGTGACAAGGTCAATCCAACTAACATGACGGAGCGCCGCATCCGCGACTTCATTGGAGCCCGCGATCCTATCACTGGCCTATATGACGCTAAGACAGTCAAGGGCGCTCTCAGACTCGACCTCTTAGACGGCGTGACGGCAGTTGCCCCGACGATGAATGTTGAATACGGCATCAACCCTCGTGTTAGTCCTGGCGAAGGATATGCCGATCTTACTGCTGAGGGACACGTCAGCTTTGATATTCAGTACTGCGTCAATACGCCTACTCAAGCATCTTAATAAGCTATGAAAAAGAAACAGGCTATTGTACATTAAAGTTATGACGAAGACTATAAAGACGCCAGACGATACGCCAGAAGAGATAATTCCATCTAAGCGAACATTCTTCCTCCCTTTTGAAGGCAGGACTATTGAAGCGGAAGATCTGGCTGACGTCGATACAAAACTAAATAAAGCGAAAGAATCAGAGGTAGGTGATGGCAACAGCTAGTCCATTTACGGGCCGCCGCGAAGGCATCGGCTTTGGTATCGAGACAACCCCAGGTACCGGAGTCGCTTCACAAGCTTGGATGCAGTGGTTAGACCAAGACATCCAGAACAAGACAACGATTATTGAGAACGAAAGCGCTCTGGGCAGCGTTGAGAAGATCAATGACAGCGCCATTGTGGAACGCTGGGCGGAAGGCAAGATCGGCGGCAAGGTCACCGCTGAGACGTGTGGCTTCCTACTCCTTGGTATCTTCGGAACGGTCGCTGACGGGGTTATCTCTGGCGGTGTCTATCCGCACACCTTTACGGTGAACCAGTCCACCGTCCCGAAGTCTCTGTCTATTACCCGGGTCAACCCGCTCGAGACGCAGAAGTACACCTACGGCACCGTTGAATCACTAGAGATCAGCGCTCAAGCCGGCGGCTGGGTAGAGATGTCTGCAAGCGTCAAAGCGCGTCCTGGTGCGGCGGCTACCGAGACGGTTGCGATCACTACTGAGAAGGAGTTCACCAGCAAGGACATCACGCTCAAGACTGCTGTCGATGTTGCCAGCCTGACGGGGGCTACGGCCATAACCGCTAAGCGAGTCCGCCTACAGCTAGAGCGTAAGGCTGAAGCCTACTTCCCACTCGGCACTGACACGGTCACTGAGTTCATGCGCGGGTCGTTTGAAGCTAAGGGTGAGTTCATCATCCGCTACACCGACACTCAGGTGGAGACGGACTACCTCGCGAACGTGATCAAAGCGATGAGCATCAAGCTCACCAACGGCACGACCACGCTTGAGTTCACCGCTCCACGTGTCCGCTTCCGCGATCTTCAGAAGTCAACGGACAAGGACAATGTGACCACACAGACGGTCCAGTTCTACTGCGAGTTCGACATTGCCACTGGTAAGGCAATCTCAGCTGTGCTAAACAACTTACGGCCTGTCTACTCTTAGCACTTCCATTGATTAAAATGCTGCCTCCTGTTTAAATGAAGGCAGCATTTTTAATTGGAGAACTATTCTATGGCCCTAAATATTGTCGCTAAGCGAAGGATGAGTCTAAAAGGATTCGCGGAAGGTTGGGATGGCTGCTTTCTCATCATCAAGTCCGCAAACGAAACGAGGCGCAAAGGGTGGCTTGCTGCACTTAGTGAAGAAAAAGCAGATGAAGAAACAGCCAGCGATGTCATTCGTGACGCCTGCCTCGAAGTGATCGTAGGCGGCCTGGTCATGAGTACGGGCGAAGACGGCGAGGCAAAAGCAATTGAGTTCACGACGGCAGACGTTCCCGAAGTGGTGGACGCCCTCAACTTCTCCTGGCAGCAGGAGGCAGTCAGCGTTGCAACAGGTAACGACCGTTTAAAAGCGAAGATCTAGAGCAAGTAGACGCGCAGTACCGTGACCTCATAGTTAATGATCTGACGGTGGACATCCCCGAAGAGATCATCAACGAGGTCTTTGCCTTTAGATACAGGGAACGTTTTCACCTCAGCGCGGTCGAGTTTGAGAATGAGCCCTGGGAGGCGGTCTATCAGGCCCAATTGATATGGTCGCTTGATGATGAACGTGTTAAATTGGAAAACATAAGGCAGCAACCAATCTAAATAGGCTGTCCTGAGATTTACCACGTGGCTTCAAATAAAATCAATATCGTTATATCTGCGGAAGACAAAGCATCAAAGCCACTCAGGGCTGTTGCTGATGAGATGGATAACGGGACTAATAGTTCCGGCCGGTTCAGCTCAGCTCTAGGGAACGTCGGGAGAGTGGCCGGCAGCTGCGTCAGCTTCCAGTTTGGCTAGACGGTCGGCAGTGATGCTGACTGGTTTCGCGCTTGCTTCGATGTTTGCAGCCTCTTCGGCAGCCTTAGCGTCCGCAGCGGCTTTGGCGTCAGCCTCAGCTTTTTCTGCTTCTTCGGCCGCAGCTTTGTCAGCGGCTTCTTTGTCGGCAGCT